TCTCAAAACTCATAGAGTACTGCCCTACGTTACCAATGCTGATCCAAACACTGGAATCACTGCGTTTATAACGAATCTTATAACCACGTACAGTTGTATCCTGACTAAGATCCCATGTTAATAGAACGGTGTTACCTGATGCCGTTGCCCCTAAACGTTGAGCCTGTAGGTTACTTGGCGGTTCTACGTATGTTGGGTTAGGTAGATTGGTCAAACCTTCCTGGGGGAATTGTCCCGGATCTTTTCCTTGATATATACCATCATCATATGAAATCGCGGTGATCTGGATAATGCCTGCTTTATCTACGGTCATTGGTACAGTACGTTGAATACATCTGTACTTGTTATTACTAAATCCAGCTTCTTTAAAATCAATAGTAAACACATCATATACTTTCATATCTGTTACATAGGTATTGAAAGTAATTGTGTTCGTAATGTACTTAGATTTTAGTAATTCAATGTTACTAAGAATAGCAAGCTGATTTTTATCCTGTACCCAAAGATAGTTTAAATCCTTCTTGATAATATAACCATCTTTAGCAATGGATGCGTTACCGATGGCATCACTTGGATAACGGATAATATCTTGCGAATAGTCATTACCTGGATTTGTATAGGTACTGTCCATTGTATTAAAATAGTCAGACTTAGAACCCGTTGTGATATTCACACTGCCAATAATATTTGTTTCATCAAAATGTACACTTGGAATATCTGGAGCATCAACGGTTAGATAGTACTTACCGTTTGATTCATAAAGTACACCACCAAATGTTTGTAGAATATTTTCAATGTTTTCCTTAAAGGATTTATCATATTGAATATTACCATTGGAATAGAAATGATTCTGAGCACAATAGTTTGCCATATTACGGAAACTGGTAATATCAATATCATTAGGATCAAGGCCGAATCCAAACTCTGTATTAGTGATAAAGTCATATAGTTGGCTTGGAGGGTTTGAACTTGGTTTACGTACATTATCAGTTAAGTCATAGATCATACGTCCACGCATTTCTACCGATAACGTATAGTTCTGGTTCGTTAGAATCCCATCAATCAATGAATCGTTGGTTTTCTTGATTACGGTACAGATCTGTACAAGACCATCACCACGCATGTTGTCAGTCCATTGACTACCGCCATATTGACGGGCAAGCGTCATAGAACCACCGTAGGACGGCTTACCGAAACGTACCTCAATCTGTAAGTATTTGCGGTACTTCTCAATCATCATTGAGGTAGGTACGATTCCTTCTGTGGTGATGTACGCACCATCCATGAGTACCGGAGCATTATCAAAATAGATCTGCTTGATTACGCCTTGTGATTGTTCCCCTGGTACTTGCCCGATTTCACCGATACTGATCGCGTGAACCGTACATAACTGGTTTGAAGTACCTTTATAGACGTTCTGCCATACGACGATAGAGCCTAACTTGTTATAGGCTACCTCTGTTGCGTTGCGGTTAGAACCGCCGTATGAAATCGGTATACCAGTACTTGGTGATGTTGATCGGGCATTGTTACTACCCGTACTCGGATACGTTACCCCCATTTGGCCTACATTCATCATCTGTGATGAACTAATGTAAGATAGTGCTGCTGTACCAATACCTATAGCTACTACTGCTGCTAAAGCTAATCCTGCTGCGTATGCTGCCGCCGCACTCGATGCTCCTGCGATAATAGCTACGGCAACTGCTGCTACTGCCATAGTTATTCCCCTTTAAATCTGTATATTTTGTCTTTTTCATTTGGGATATATTGAGAAACGATATAGTTAGATTTGTCTTCTGATAAAATTACAACTTTCCCACGCCAATAAACGGTACTATGACCCGATGAAATGATGATATCCCCATCAAGTGGTTCACTTACTAATTGGCCTTTTTCTTTACACAATAGATGTAGAGTAGAATAACTACAGTTTGCTTTTGCGTATTTTCTACCTGCTGTTGGTGTTGTGTATTTCTTATATATTTCATCACGGTAATTACTACCGGTGATCATATCAATGACTGTTAGCACCATGATATGACAATCATTAGTACCGTACACTAATGGTTCACCAACTAAACCACTTAGGTACTCTGTTATAAATCCGTTTTTCATTATTTCTTACTACTCTTCCAGAATTGTTCTGAACTATTTAGTATGCCGATTAGGTCAAAGAATTTATCACCAGTATGTAATGATTGGTGTACTGAAGTACTGGATAACAGGCGTTGTGTTTGGTCTAACTTCTTCCACAATGAATTTAGATTCACTGTTGTTTCATTAGTGGTATTACCTGCTGTGTTGTTGAAATCTGAACTAAAGTAATCAATGTAACCACTAAACATACGATAGGCATATAGAATGCCCCCTGTAGCTGGATTAACAATACCCATCCAGATATTAACTTTGGCATCATTCCATAATCCTCTCAACGCCATCGATAGATAATCCTGGCTTACATTACTTACTTTCAAAGAAGTACCGTTATTGTTGATTTGGTTCTTTTCTACATAGTTAGCAAATGATGAATCAAGGAAATCAGGTACAGACTTATAGTTAATTCCATTATAGTTTTGATCGGCAATGGCATCTGTTAGATATATATTACTTCCGGTAGGTGGAAGTACATCTATTAGCTTTACCATAACACCGCATTGATAGAGTTCTTTTTCTGTTAGTACGGTTTTGTTATCGCCTCGTGTAAGGTTCCAGTACGCGACAAGATCCGCATTAGTTAGTACATTACTTGGAATTGACATAAATTAACCCCTGATGTTTTCGGTTGCATTTATTGTCACTTCCATAATGTTTGTACTTGGCATCTGATATGCTGCGTTCTGTGGTGTAAGAATAAATGAACCTTGAATATTGTCATATTTCATTACTTCCCCAAGTTGAATGTATTTGATTAATCCAGGGAAAATAGTAATCACGTTGCCAGTGTTGGCTATGATTCGGTATAGTTTCTTGTGTCCGTTGAATTGAACTAACGTACCAACTTCAAGTGTATTAGCATTAACGGCAATGGATGTTGCCCCCGCCGCCCTTGCTGCTGTTGCCTGTACTTGTGATGTTTGAGTACCGTTGTATGTACTCCACCATCCAAGAGGCATAGAGAACGGTTTGCCCTGACCATATAAAGCGTAGAAGTTAGCGAGTTCAGCACGGTTCATCTTGTTCAAGGTAACTTTGAAGCTAAGGGTAAAGTACTGCGAACCAACAACACGTGTAATAGTTTCACCTGTCCATGTTTGGTTTTGGTATTGCGGTATATTATCCGTCAACATGAACTCACTAATAAGTGTGTTATTTAACATATTATTATTCCTTTGATAGTTAGCCCACAATCCATGTGGGCTATATGATATTTATACGTTATTCTTCTGAGATTTACGTGTTGCCTGAACGATAGTATCAGCGTGTTTATCGCACATCTTTTGGAAATCTGAATCAGAAATTTGACCATTACTATTAATAATTAACGGTGCATCAATCTTAATATCACCTGATTTACTACCATCCTGATTACTCAAGTATTTTGTTAAATCCTGATTTAGTGATTTACCTACTACACGTTCCCCTTTTTCAAGATTGTATGTACCAGTACTTGGTAGTGAATCCCAACCATCATGTGCTTGCCCCTGGATAGCTGTACCTTTGATAGTACGGACAATGGAAGCACCCTGAGCTGCTACTTGTAGACCTGCTGCGATCCCCATAGGCCAACCAAGTTTGATAGCTTCGGATATACCCTGCTGAATGTTGATCACTGCCTGAGCAATGGCAATACCTTTACTTACGGCAAATGCTGCCTTAGCCGCTGCTGATGATTCTCCGAATACACCAGCCATGATATCCGCTACGTTACCTGCTCCCGTTTGCCACATCCCTAAAGTACTGGTTAGTGCGTCTGCGGTTAATCGGCCACGTTTCATATCGGCGTTGGCCTGAATCGCTGTTAGCTGATCCTGGTACTCCTGGAAACCAAGTACTTTGGCATCATATAGAGCCTTAGCCCCATCTTTGTTCTCTTGTTCTTCGGTGTTGATGTTCTGGTTCTGTGCCGGATCTGGCGAAAAGTCTAATGGGTTCTTGTACCCTAAGCCCTGACTAACCGTGTTATTCATCCAGGTACTACCCGCTGCCGCTGCTCGTGCCTTAGCATCTGCTGTTGCATTAGGATCGTTAGCAATGGCTGCTATGTTCTGTGCCTGTTTGAGTCTGTTAGTTTCAGAAAGCATCTGATCAACCATGTCTTTGTACTTGGTTTTACGCCTTTCATATTGCTTGGATAACATATCTGTAATTTCAGATTCAGTACTTCCCGCTAATTTACCTGCTTCACGTATACGCTTTTCAATCTGGTCTTGTTCATAGTTAAAACGAGTAATACGTATTTGAGCTTCATTAGTACCGATTTGTGATAGCGTCTGTTCTAATAGTGCCTTTGCTCTTTTCGTTTGTTCATTAAGTTTGTCTTGTGCGGCTTGTGCTTTCTTGGCTGCTGCTTCATCTTTCTTAGCTTTGTCTTCACGTGCTTTATCTTCATCGGCTGTTAGGCTTTTCACTAACTTCTCACGGTTAGCTTTATACCCTTCATCAAGTTTAGCGAGATCGGCATTCATTGCCGCTTGATCACCCTTATAAGCACGTACTAAAGAATCTTTAATAGTAACTCGTAATTGTGCATGAGTTGCATCCAGGGTATCAATCTGTGCCTGAGTTTTTTGTTTTTCAGAAAGATAAGGTTTTAACGCTGTATCAATAACACTTCTATCTGAGCCTTTATTGTATTCTTCTTTCTGTTTATCAAGTAGGTTATGTGCCGCATCAAGATTTGCTAATAAGTTTGCAAAGGTTTTATTATTTTCCTCTTGTTGCTTTTGCTGGTCTGCTACTATCTGAGTACCATAAATTGAAGAATTTTTTAGTATCTGCTGTTGAAACTGTTGTTGGTATTGTTGAGTAGCCTGAATACCTTCTTTACTAACTGCTGCTGCCGCTGCATTAACTGGTTTACTATTAATAATTTTCGTCATTAAGTCGAGAATTTCAGCAAGGTTCTGTGCGATAGGTGCAAGCGTTGAGTTCTTCCAGGTATTCCATGCTTTGGATAAGTTATTAGTTGCAGCCCTGTATTCTTCAAATTGTCGTGATTGTTCTGCGGTTAGTTGAATAGATTCATTAGCAAGACTGTTTTGGTACTCTTGTTCACTATTGAACTCTCGGTATATAGTCATGCGTTTTGACGCGTCGTTTGCAACTGTTTCCATCATGTTTACTATCTGGGATTGACTGAATCCCATTTGTTTAGCCTGATAGTAAATCTTAGCAATAATATCTTCACCGTTTTCTGCTGCTTTCTGTAACTCGAACATATTCAACTTCAATGGTTGAATTACGTCAGTTAACATAGAACCAGCATTATTAGTTATGGCATCGCCCAACTTATCCTTACTATCCTTAATTTGGTCGGCGACGTTATCCATAGTAAGACCAACGGCGGCGAACATATTAGTGGCTTGTTGAATCTGTAATATCCCCGACTGTGATAGTGAAGCTGCCTGAAAGACTTCAAACGCCTTTCCTGATTGTTCCTGTACTTTTGCCATAGTTGCAGCAATGGCGATACCTGCGACCCCTACCGCACCAGCGAAACCAGACATAGCTTTAGAGGTAGTAGATAGGCCAGTATTGATACCACCAAATACTCCACCCGCCTGATCACCAAAGTTACCTATATCATTGGCTGCATTTTTTAGGGATCTTTGTAATCCTGATTCATCACCAGTGATTTCAAAGATCATTGATTGTCTATTGTTATTTGCCATTAGGCTTTACTCCCATCCAATTAAGCATGTTTGCTTTTTGTTGTTCTGCGATCTTCTTCTCCCTCTCTGCATGTTGTTCAGCTAAGGTTTTATTTGAAATAATATTCAGTGAGTCGAGTTCATAGATATTAAATTTAGGTATATCTTCTTTTTTGATGTTGCCAGTACTTAACCAAATTGCCTGTAGTAGTTCGGTATGCCTGATTTGATCTATCTGTGAGGATTCAGGATCAACGATTTCTTTAAAAACTAATAGGTAGTAGAAAAGCAAAACGGGCATAGTGCAGAGTTCATCCACACTACACCCGTGTTTATACAATAAAGATAGTGATAGTTTGAGAATCGGATCGCGTCTTACTTTCCCTCTACATCCTCAACATTAAAGGACTTAGCGAAAACGTTTCCAATTTCAGCATTCAATTTTAGTTGTAAAGTAAGATCTACTTTTGCTTCAACTTGTTCAGGTGAATCAAAAATCTGTTTACCGTCCTCATCAACTACACAATAGAAAATTGCCTTATATGGATTGGCACATTCTGTATGTTGGGTTATGGAAGGTAGTTTGATATACACAATACATTCTGGTGTTAGTTCTACTGGTGTTAGTTTTACACCAATAGTATTCATTAGATTAGAAAAATCCATTTTTTTATCCTTTTAGTTGGTTTGTAGTATTTGTACTTAACAATATTAAGAACCAGTAACTTCACCAACCGCAATTGGAGCACCAGTAACCGAAACTACGAAATCACGAGTAACAACGACATCAAAATCACCATTAACAACGTCACTCGAGATATATCCATTCACTACACTGTAATAAGCAGGACTATCTTCGTCTGCGATGTTTTGGAAATAAGTTACTTTCACTTGCATAAGTTTCTCTGAAGCTGCTGCTGCTGCAAGCATTTCCTGACCTGTAGCACCTGGTCTCCAGTTAACACTTAGTGTTAAATCCGGGACTGAACGAGAACCAAGTAATTTCTTAGCGTACTGTTGACCGAAAGTGTTTACGCTAACAACATTAGATTCTGCACCTGCTGCTGCGGGGAATGCAGCAACTTCTTCGACAACAGTATAGGTAGTTGCCTGACCGCCATTAGCTGGAGCTTCTGCGATTTCAACTTTGACATTATTACCCATGAAAATAGAATTAAAAGCCATTTTATTATTCCTTTAAATTTAGGGATAACGATCCTTGCTATCCCTTTCATATATTATTTATGTGTGTAGGTTGTAGTACTTCATGTAAAGTGCTAAACCTCTTAGTAATTCACCAGTATAGAAACCAAAGTACATGGAATTGTTTTGGCTTGTAGTTGGTGTGCCACTTCTAATGGCTGGTGACCATGCTCCATTCATCACGTGATTAGCACTAACTACATCGTAGTTTTGTTGTATCTCAGCAAAGAGTAAATCAAGTAATTCATGATCTGGATAACCTGCAATCGCCATCATTGATGCACCTGCAAGCCATAGCCCTGACATATGACCTGTAAAGCCATCATAGATAACTTCACCATTATCTTTAAATCGTGTTGGTGCATGGCCATCGTTATTTTTCATGAACCACTTTAAGTAGTTCATCCAGTTCTTACAGTACGTAAGTATGTTCTGTGGAATGGTGTAATCACCACGTTGATACAGTTCATGTACTACATCACAACCTGCAAAGAACGCACGAGGTTCATAACCAGACCATGCCTCTTCATACCAGTGCTGCATGATGAATACGTCGGGTTGTTCACCATCAGGTAAGTACGCTAATGCGTCCTGACGGTTCCACACAAACGCCTGTGCACACGGACCTGGTACAGTCGGATGAAACTTATTCGTAAACCAGTTCTGAGCATCACATAAGAACCTCATACTGTTATTCAATCTGGTTTCATCAATTGTGGTCCCCTGAAAGCACCATATAGCCGGTAGTTGATACCCTGGGTATGGAAGGCCATGCCAGCCAGAGTACAACTGAGCATACGGATCTGTGATGTTACTGAAGGGTATCAAGCCTGGTGTGTATGAGAGACTATCAAGCATGTACTGCTTGATCACACAATCGCCTAAGCGGGCTGTATACCCGTTTCCGGTACTGTCATTGAACCTAAGACTTAGCAGTACTGAATAATCACCTGTACCGCCATCATCATAGAGTGCTGGTAGGTCATTAATGCAGTACCAGTCGATACGACCGCTAACGCCATCGACCGGATCGGTATCAAGTAGTAACGTAAACTCTTTACGTGCGGTAAGGGTTGGTTGTCCAGGCTGTTCATCGCCTTCTTGATGATCAGGTTGATATGAGCTTAATTTAAAATCTAAGACTGAAAATGTTTGTGTAACCCATGCACCATTATTTGCAGGTAACATAGCCCACCACCTCCAACCAAAATCATCAATAATGCGGATGTTAAAATCATCAGCATAAGTACGATATGTGAAAGTAACTAAATCCTGTTCTTCTTTATCGAAAATCCAGAAACCTACGGTAGAACTACCGTCACTATCCATAGTACTTGTTATGACGTTATCATAGTACTTACCTGCAATGCCGCTTTGATATTCAAGTTTAGTTACGGTGTTACCACCATAATCAGAAATCATACGCATATCTGCTGTTAAGTACTGTCCACCATCTGGCTTAGCAATTCGCGTAAAGTGGTTCATAGGTATACTCATTGCCTGAATACTGCCATCCGTTTTAGTAATTGGCAGACCGCAACGATATCTAATTGCACCTTCATCTGTTTTTGTTTTATTCACAGTTAATGCAACGGCAAGACTTAATGCAGCTCCAGAGGTATCTACACCACCATATTCAACATAGAAATTGCTACTATTATTAAATTTGAACCAGATTGATTGTTGTTCAAGTGTGGTTTGTGCTGATGCACTTTGATTAATTACAATATATCCATCAGCATCACGCGAGTAAGTAGCGGCCTGATTACTTGGATAGAAATAATCATATGAGATACCGTCTGTAAAAGGTGTTGTTGCTGCGGTAGATTTACGGAAGAACTTATCGAATTTATCTATATCAGAGTACCCAATACAGGTAATCATTGAGTTTTGCCAGGCTAACCAGTACTTACGCTCGCTTGTGATATCCCATAGTAGTTTTGCTGCCTGGCAGAACCACAATTCGGCATCTGATGCGTTATCTGCGAAATCAAAGGAACCATAGTTATCAATTGGTACATGTACAGGCCTGTTGTGCCAACGTTCATTACGCCCCATCAGATAACCGCCATGTTCTACAGGGTTACGTGTTGCATAGTTGAAGCGGTAATTACCGTTGATGGAAGTATTTTTGAGCTGGACTGTACCGATCTGGCTTGTTAGCCCTTCTGCCAGTACATCACCATTGCTATCTACCTTGCGGCCTGTACGGTCGATGATCCAATCAACATTGTATGTAGGTGCTTTGGTTTTCCAGTCTACCGAACCTTCTGTATCCCATGCATATACAGTAGCGTTTACCTGATTCCAGCCTAAAGAAGCACGTTCAGGAAAAGCGAACCATACAGCATCGAGGTACTCACCATAGTTTGGTGCACCGTGTGGTATCTGTGTCTGTCCGTTTGTCCATGTAAACAGTACTCCCTTGAAGCCTCCATGAGTTGGGTACTCTGGATCTAATGGGTAGTGTGCCAGTACCGGAGCTTTTCCGTTACATATCCAGTTACAGCGTAATGAACCATCAGGTGGATCTGGAAACGCTACCCCTCTGTAGAATGCATTGTGATATCCGTTAAAGTAGTCCTTTGCCAGTTCCAGATAGTGGGGTTCTTTGGTTGCCTGATATGCGTATATTGCACCTAAAATTGCTAATGACTGCCCTTCGGTGGTTGCGTCACCATCAGGTTGTGCTTCCCATCCTGTTTCCGCTATAAAGTGCCTATTATTTGCAAGTACTTTATCTGGATTAAAAACAAAATGTTCATTTTTGTTATCGTTAGTTAAACCTGTATTACGTTCTAAAAATTTCAAATGCCCTTCTAACATTTGAAGGGCATTATCTATGTTACCTTTTCTAATCATTAATGAAGATCCGCCATTAGTAAGGAGCCGTACCAGGTACTCCCCCCATCTATTGACGTGAATTGAAAAACATCAACTGAATCTTTAGTGAAGGTTAATACTGGAGTACGCCCGTATGACCATTTAACACTCGAAGGCCATTCTATTTTATTAGCACCTGTGCCTTGCATCAGATATACCGTGATGGTTTGACTGTTCTTAGTACTACCGCTTGCATTGATAATGCTTAATTGAGTACTCGCAGAGGTAAGTGTTGCAGAGAACACTCTTTTACCATCTGACATATCAAGACTAAGTGCGTCTGTTACGGTATTTAGTACTAACAAATCTTGAGTTATAGTAACCTTAGTATCAATGTTTGCCTGTAGTGCTGCATTCTTTACATCAATCTGTGATTTTGAGTAAGTACCTACATCATTATAGTTCAGAGACACGTTAGAACTTAATGGATAACCGTTAACAGTAGTAATACGTAGTGCAAAGAGATCGTTAGCCTGGGTACGAGAATATACGTCACTAATATCTGCTGCTACCAATTGAATGTTAGTACCAGATAATGGCTTGTTATTGATTAGGAACGTCTTTGGAACGAAAGTACTATTACTATAACTTAGGCTTGCCATATCCGTTAACTGTGCTGCCGTTAGAGTAATATTACCTGTTAATGCTAATCCATTTACTGTAATAGTTTTTGCTACAAAGTTTGTATTAACCTGCGTCTGTGAATATACATCTAAAATATCGGCTGCTACTAAGTTTAACGCCGTACCTGTTAGTGCGTGTCCGTTTAACTGGAACACTTTAGGAACATAGCTGTTATCGGTCTGTGTTTTTGAGTACACATCAGAAATATCGGCTGCTACAAGAATGATATTTCCGCTAAATGGTTTGCCATTGATGGTACGGGTAATCGGTACGTAGTTACTGAGATCAGTAGCCGCTGCTGCACCAAGTTCTGACAAAGTAGGCTTATCGGCAGTGGTATACACCTTGTACCATGCACCAGTACTTGCTGATGAGAAGTTACGTAAATTCAGTACCGGAGTACCGGATTTGTTCATCACTAACTGAGTACCGTTAGAACCATCAAGGTTCGTGATACCCAACATATCTACGCCTGATGGCGAGTTTACCGCTGGGATCTTAACAAATGAGTTACCGTCACGGCCTTGATAACTGGGGAACTCTACACCGTTACTACCTACGCCCCAATCACCACGATTAAGCGGTACTACGGACTCATCAAGGATACCTGCTGCTACCTGTGTCTCAGGAGTAAACACATACGAGCGGGTAACTACGGTATCAATATCCGATGAGTCAGAAACTTTGGATAGATAGCCGTTGTACATCACATAGTTCACCGACGTATCGTTAGTACCATCATCAAGCATTTCAACCTTAACCTGTACTAACTGCTGTGAGTCAACAACAGAATCAAGTACGGCGTTTTCACTTGGCACATAGTTAACTTTAATAGTCATATCACCATATGAACTATCACCCGCTACTTTAGAGGTGTAAGTACTATCATATGTTTCTACAGTTGAAATAGTTGTTGATTCACTAAAACTTGGAAACGCTGAAAGATTTTCTACTTGAACAAAAGTACGGGCATTTGGATCAACATTAGTTGTATCGGTGTTTATCCATACCGTAGTTAAATTCCCTAAAAATGTTTGAGCCATAATTATTCCCCATAGCTAAAAGATAGAGTTTGCGTGTGTACATAAGCGGTTTCCGTTGCTTCGGCTTGAGAAGTCATTAGGCTATCTTCAATACGCACATTGAATAATGGTATTGGAAGCTGCTGGTTTAGGTCATTAAAGAAACCAGGCGTATAAACTGCTTCAAGGATTTTTTCAATTTCATTGGATGCTTCTTTATATGATTGTCCAACAGACACAAACTCAATACGAAATTCACATAAATTTCTAATAGTTGATGGCAAAATTTGATTATTAATGACTGTGTTTGCTTTAGATACTTGAGTACGTTGTACAGAAGAATCACCAATATAAACTACAGTAATATCATCTACTGATGCTTTTGATGGAAAGTGTAAATTAGTAACTGGAGAAAGTTTATTAATTAAGTACTTTCTGATTTTATAGTCTGCCGTGAACATATTATATTTCCTCTTCTAAATCGACCTTACGAATATAGTGATAATTAGAGATACCGCTTGTATCATCATCTATCCTATTAACTACGTATTCGAGGCTATCGATTTTGAAGGTGCTATTTAGTTTGATACCTGACTTAGCACTAAAATATGTCACGGTAGTTTGACTATCATCGAAAAAAAGCTCGTCTTGTTCGAAAATTGCGGTAATCGTTATTGATACACCATCTTGAACAATGACGAGCTTTTCACCAAAAGCATTAAGTAGTGACTCTGATTGTGAGTTACTAAAAAATGCTCTCATAATAGTTCCTGATTATTAGCTTGTTAGTTTTAAAACTAAGAATGCTTCATCATGTGCAAATGCGTGTGCCTGGAAGCTGAAAGTACGT